GATTGTCTTCCGCCGGATGTTTAATAGCGTAGCGAACGTAGAATGACCCATCTTCCTGTTCTCGGTACTCTACTACAGTATAACGAAGCGGCGTACTCAACGATTGTCTCCGCTACCTTGAATTGTGTTATTAGCCACGCGTGCTTCAAGCTTAGCAGTATTGCGCTCAATAACTTCATCTAATGTGTATCCAAGATCATCGATAAGACAAGTGACATACCAAAGTACATCTCCAAGCTCATCAATAATCTTACTTGCTTGCTCAACGTCAAGTTGACCAGCGGCATCCCTCAGTACTTTTTTGACCTTTCCTGCTACTTCTCCAGCTTCGGATGCTAATCCTAAAGCGGGATAAATTACTGCATAATCGCGACTATAGCGCTTTGTAGACACCACAAAATCTTGATAGCTCATACGGCTTCCCCCTAAAAATTGAAAAAAAAAATCGCCAACTTACTAATAGTAATAATATTAATAAGTTAGTTATTATAATACCATATATATGATTAATAAACAAATTAATTAATAAATATGATAGAATATTTAATATGGCTTATCATCCTCATGACAGCCTTCACACCAATATGTAATGACATGACAACTGTACTTCCAAGAATCACTTTTGTACTCACCGCTGGGCATTGACTGCATATCCTCGATATGAGTCCATTCGCCGCCACATTCTTGGCACAATAATTTCAATGTATCATCATCATGATAACTGATGGGTGAATGGGGTCTTGCAATACGATTCCACACCTTTGGCTTAATTGCTGTTATCCTTCGATTCCATCCATACGGCTCAGCGGTGCCCATGTCACGAATATACTCTTGCTCAAGGCGTAGCGCATGATCCTTCGTCGTCACTTCCTCCAGCACCGTCATTGTCATGCGATGACCATCACGTCGCAGTACATTGTAGACAGCGCTGTTGGGGTCGTTGTAGTGCTGGCGCCATCGAATACGCAATTCATCACCAGTGATGCCAATGTACTTCATACCCGTGTCCAAATGTTCAATGCAATATACTTTGTACGTCATCCTTGCACCTCGTCCTTCATATACCGCTTCGTCGCCTTGGCCAAAATGTCCACGATGATTGTGTTGCGGCTTTGCTTTTTCTTGTCTGCCAGTGCGCCGACAATGCGCAGCATCGGCAGCGGTATGCGCACATGCACCGACTGAATCGGCGGCGTCGGTGGTGCGTCTTTTCGTCGTCGTCCCATGGTCTATCCTCTCTATGTTTGGTTTAATCCTACTGAATCGGCCACAAATTGCCTGAAAAGTTCGATGCTTGGCTCGACTCTTATGTCATACCACGGTGAGTAGTGGTATCCATATGGGTAGGCATCTGCCTCCCATCGCCAGCGCTCACCAACACGACGCACATAAAACATGGTGTCAAAAATGCAGTATATATCGCTCATACTCTCCTCCTCTATGTCTGGACTATCATTATACCACATTGTCAAGCCAACGAATACCCACAGCGTCTAGCCAGTCTAGTCAATTAAATTTTTTTTAAATCTTATTTTTTATTTCCCCAACAAAATTATAATATATGATGTCAAGCTTTTTTATTAGAATTGCATTAGAATTAGATGAGTATTTTTTATATAATTACTAATTAATGTGGATAACATGTGGATAACTTTATGTTAATGTGGATAACTTGTGGATTAATTAAAAAATATGTGGTAAAATACTAGTAGGTGTATATGCACTTAATTTCTGGTCAGGTGAGGCGAATGAGATACGTACAGTGTTTATTTTGTGATGAGCGTAAGCAGCGCAGTGATTTTTTATGTAAGTCCTGCCGCATATTATATGGGCCCTATGAAAAAGAAGCGTGGTTTTCTGAATTTGTACAAATGGAGAGAAAACAACGCAGGATAACTAAGCAGGAATCAACTAATTTTGAAGTAGATTTTTTACCTAAAGAACCAAGACCCCAATGGGGCTCATCCAAGTCAAGAGGCCGCCCAAGAACTACCGATTTAGTTGAATCGTATATTAGATCTATATATCAAGATAGTTTCTCAATTCGAAAAATTACAAGTTTATGTCAGGAGTCAGGTTTAGTTGTTTCGCGAGAAAGTGTACGTACTATTCTCAATAAGATTAAAAGTGACAAATAAAAAAATTCATTATTAGGGGGGACTTTATGCCGATAAATATTCCATCAACTGTTAATGTCACCGTTGGTACTGTTGAGCTGCAGGAGAATGCAGAAACGGTGCATTATCAACAATTTGTGTTAACTTCTCCGGAAGGAATTCCGCTTGGAAATAATTCTAATTTAATTCCGATTGCCGTTGCAGTTTCTGGAAACTACGTTTCTAACTTAAATGCTGCTTCGACTGTATTTCCAGTAGGTGGTGTGTACTACGAAGAGTCAATAGATAATTCGTTTACTGAGCTTCAGGATACTGAGTTATCTGTAGCTCGCCTGACTGTTCGCGGTGGAATTAAAACTGCCGGTGACGGTAGAGTGAACGAGCTTATTGGGGGATCCTCTTCAGGTTACGATGACGTTCTTGTAATTTCTGGAGTTTACTCATCCGTTGGTTTAAACGTACTTAATACAAATGGCGAGTTTTTTCAATTAACCAACACAAGTGCTAGACATTTTTACATACCGATGATCCGTAGTGGATGGAGGACATTAAGTTTTAGTTTTATTGCACCCGTGTCTGGTTTGATTTCAATTTACACTGATATGGGTTCTAAGACTCGAGATATTCTTGCGGGTACTTTCAGTACTAATGCTGACGTTCGTTATGGAGTGGTTGCGGCCACAATAACTGCTTCCGGTTCATTAATTGGTATACCTGCTTTAGCTTATCCAGTAAACGCTTTTATTATAACCTTTGAGCCTGCAGAAACAGATGCCGGAACGTACGAACTTCATATAACAAGAGGTGCCTAATGAGTGATCCAATAGATGATTCACTGAGTGATAGACAGCAGGATTTAATAACTGATTTAATTGAGTTAACAGATAAGTTTGGTAAATTTGGGCCCGGTATAGATAGTGAAGGATCTCACTACACACCGGCTGAAAACAATCCATTTAAATCGGAAGGTCTAATCTGTGCTAACTGTGCTTTTTTTAGTTACGATAGTAAGTCTTGTTCGATTGTAGAGGGTCAAATCGAGCCTGAAGCAATTTGTAAATTCTGGGTAATTGAGAATGAGTATTTAGGAGAATCCCCAGAGGAAGAAGAAGAGCCAGAGTCAGAAGAAGACATGGCAATGGCTGCACGCTATAGTAACATTGATTTTTCTCCACCGGCTGGTGTAAAGGCGGCCGCAAAACGTGGTTTAGTCTTACATGAAAAAGGCTTAAGTGGGGATGGTTTGGAGTCAGCCACTGTGCTATGGGCTCGAAAATATACTCAAGGTAAACCTGTAAGTCCGGAGCGTGCCCGAATGGGTAATCGGTTTTATGGGAGAAATGCGCGATTCGCTAATGCGCCCAAAGACTCACCCGCGTGGGTTTCTTGGTTGCTTTGGGGAGGAAGTGCTGGAAGAAGTTGGTTTTCTAAGCTGGTGAAGCAAATGGATGCCGCTGACAAAAAAAGTTCAGCATCTGTGAATGGTGCAATTTATCTTACTGAAGATAAACTACTGAACCCATTTCTTAAAGAAATCTTTTTGATTCTTACTGATTTTGAGCCCAATGCCAACGGAGAAGGAATTCCTCGGGCAGAGGCTGAAAATATTATAAAAACTTCTAAGTTGACTCCAATTAAAATTTCGTCAGATGGCGATTCTTATGGAGGTCACGCAGGAGCGCACCCTATTGGCGCAATTGTTGACTCTTTTCTTGATACGCATAATGGAAAAGATGTTATTAAGTCACGCGCTTTTATATGGAAAGACGAGTACCCTGCGATATATGACCTTGTAAAAAGTCAGGCATCTGATGGTGGTTTTATTGGTACGTCTTGGGAAGTCTATTATACTCATTCTGAGGAGGATAGTGGCGTACGATGGTTGCGGAATGTAACCTTTGCTGGTACATGTATTGTTGATACTCCAGCTTATGGAAACAGAACGCCGTTACTAAGCGTTGCCGAAAAAACGTCTATGGAGCTTAAAGAATTACAAGATAGAGTAGAGGAGTTAAATGCTCTTGTTACTCAAAAGGAGGGAGTCATTGATCAACTTCAAAGTCAGATCACGCAATACCAAGAAGCAGAGCGGCAAGCGCAAGCCGAGAAGCGGAAGAATGTATTAATGCAGCAGCTTAGTACAGTCTTTTCTGAATCGGAACTTGCGGAGAGACTTGAGTTTTATCTAGCTATGGATGACTCCGTATTCCAAAAAGTGTTTTTGGATATGACTAAGAATAGTAAAACCGTATCGGAAAAGAAAGATTCAATTCCGGTTCCAGAGCCCACTGCTAATACTGAGTTTGACACTCGCGATCCTAAGAAATTAGCAGGAGAGCTTAAAAAAATCTTGAGAGGTGAAATTTAATGGCTGTTATTGTATCAACTCAATTCAGCGCTCAGGGTGTTGCAGCCGCCACCATTATGGAAGGCCGCGCTGTTACCTTGACCGCCTCGGGTGTGAGAGAAGATCTTCCTAGTGTAACGTATGCTTCTGCAAATCAGCAGCACGGCGTGTACATTGCGTTCTTCCCGCCCGACAACTTTCCTCGTCCGACCTATGAGGACTGGTATAGCGTTCCATCGACTCGTGTATACGACTTGAATGATGCTTCGCTTTACGGCGATCCTACTTTCTACAAAAAGCAGTACCTAGTGCCGCGCAGTATGTGGGCCGAGCCCCTTGTGTATAGTGGCGAGCTTGTTGCGTTGCATAACGGACGAATTGGCTTAACTGTAAATTGTTTTGTAGATGATGCTAATATTCGCGTACCCGGTAACATGATCGCTGTTGGTACGTCTGGGAAGTTGGTCTACACTAATAACAACACACACGCAATTGGTATAGTCGAGCGGTATGCACCTGATACCGGCGTTCTGTACATCAGCATGGGAGTATAACGAATGAATAAAGATGCTTTGTTAAAGTCTGTTGCTGAAGTAGCTAAGACTGCAGGTACTTCTCAATTAGGTAGGTCAGCGTTTGCTGAATTGTTGGTTCAACTTGTTGAGCCAAATCATTTGAGCTTAGACCTGTTTTCAACTTTTATGCCTGCAAGACAGGCTGATATGAACACGGTACCAATTAAGCGTGTTCGTCGTGGTAAGTATAACATTCAGTCAATGGTGCCCGGTACGGCTCACCTTGTGTCGCAGCCAACTACGGTACATGATTATCACAGCTACGTATTTGACCGTCTTATCGGCG